GTGTACTCACCGAAGACATGCCTAAGAAGATGACCAAGACCGCTGTTGATCCTTCAGTGATGAAGATGGCAGAAGAACGCGACTACTAAGGAACCGACATGTCCGACGATTATCTCCAACCTGATGATGAGGCTGCAGTACCCGTAATTGATCCCGAAGGGGATATGCCGGGTCTAGCAGGTTACGTTCGTTCTCGTTTTGAAGACGCAGAAAACGGACGCTACTCCTACGAACAGCGTTGGCTACAGGCGTACAAAAACTTCAGAGGCATCTACGATTCTACAACCAAGTATCGTGAAACAGAACGTTCGAAGGTATTCATCAAGATTACCAAAACGAAAGTTCTTGCTGCGTACGGGCAGATTGTAGATATCTTATTTACCAATAAGAAGTTTCCGCTTGTTGTGGAGTCTACACCGATGCCAGAAGGTATCGTTGAATTTGCTCACATGGCGACCCCGCTGGATCAACAACAACAAGATCCATATGGGTACGAAGGTGACGGACGGGAGTTACCACCCGGAGCACGGGAAGCCACAGCACCTAATATGGGTGCGTACGGTGAACAGTTCGGTGAAGCCCTAGTCCCCGGAAAAGCCAAAGTTGGTGAGCCGCAAGTTGAACCTGCAAAAGAACAGGCGCGGCGGATGGAGAAGTGCATCCACGACCAGCTTCTTGACACCAACGCCATCAACGTATTCCGTAAAGCAATCTTCGAATCTGCTTTATTAGGTACAGGCGTTATCAAGGGACCGTTTAATTTTTACAAACGAATCCACAAGTGGGTAAAAGACGAAGACGGTAATCGTACGTACGAGCCATATGAAAAGGTGGTTCCTCGTATTGAGTCGGTTTCTATATGGGATTTCTTCCCTGATCCGGCAGGTACATCTCTAGACGATTGTGAATACGTAATTCAACGTCATAGGATGAATCGTCAACAACTTCGCAGCTTGGTCATGCGTCCTCATTTCGATGGTCTTGCTATCGAAGAAACCCTTGCAAAAGGGCCAAACTACGAGGACAAGTATTACGAAGATACAATTCGTGAAGATGAAACTGAGCCGTACTACCAAGAAAATCGTTTCGAAGTCTTAGAATACTGGGGCACCCTAGATGCTAAGATGGCCTACGAAGCGGGTATGGAAGGCGCAGAAGACCTAAACGAGTTTGATCAAGTACAGGTTAACGTGTGGGTATGCGGCACAAAGATTCTTCGCTGTGTCTTGAACCCCTTCACACCAGCCCGTATCCCATTCCAGTCGTTCCCATTCGAAATCAACCCCTACCAGTTGTGGGGTGTCGGTGTCGCTGAGAACATGGAAGATGCTCAGATGCTGATGAATGGTCACGTTCGAATGGCAATCGATAACCTTGCTCTTGCTGGCAACCTAGTGTTCGATGTGGATGAGGCAAGCTTGGTTCCCGGACAGAACATGGATATTTTCCCCGGCAAGATTTTCCGTCGTCAGTCGGGTGTATCGGGCACAGCTATCAATGGCCTGAAGTTTCCGAACACGGCACCTGAAAACATTCAGATGTATCAGATCAGCCGACAGCTTGCAGATGAAGAAACGGGTATCCCGTCAATTATGCACGGACAGACTGGTGTAACCGGAACTGGACGTACAGCGTCAGGACTATCTATGTTGATGGGTTCTGCAGGTCTATCTATGAAGACCGTGATTAAAAATATAGATGACTACCTCTTGAAGCCTATCGGTGAAGCATACTTCCAATGGAACATGCAATTCAACGACAAGGCAGAAGATATTGAGGGCGACTTGGAAATCAAGCCACGCGGTGTAGCGGCTGTTATGCAAAAGGAAGTACGCAGCCAACGCCTCACAGCCCTTCTTCAAACTGTCGCCAACCCAATGCTGGCACCGTTTATCAAGATACCAAACCTAATGAAAGAATTGGCAATCTCACAGGACATCGATCCAGATAGCCTAGTCAACGACCAGAACGAAGCCCAAATTTACGCTCAGATGTTACAAGGAATGATGCAAAATGCTCAGCAAGCAGCAAGCAGCGAAGCTGGCCCCAGTGGTCAACAGCAAGGAATGGCCCCTGCTGGTGGAGTATCTGGGGGAGTTGAGGGAACTGATGGTTCGGGGAGTGGTAATGGCACAATCGGAGTCGGAACTGCGCCAAGTGCAGGGGAAGCTGGCTTTACTGGAAACGCTCCTGAGATTGAAGGATGACCACGAAAAGGTGATTAAGAATGGCAACTGACCCAACCACAACTCTACCTAAGTTAAATATAGGATCACAACCGACACTCAACATGTCGGGTACACCTGACTATACGTCTTTTTTCAATCCAGAAGGTATTAGCGAACAACAGTACCTAAGTGGTGGTGTTGATTTCTATACGCAGACGCTAGGTACGGGTATTCAAAGTACCGTGATGGATGAGGAAAAATCAGAGGAAGAGGTAAAGGAAGATACAGGCCCAGACATCTTTAAGCCAATTGGTGGGGATCGTGGCCCCGAAGATGTAGGTAAAACTGCGTTAGAAAACGCTCTCCAAAGCGGTGCTAATCCACTGGATAATGTAACACTTTATAATGAAGGCCAGCTAAACCCATCAGCTATCAGTTTTGATAAGATGGGCAACGTAAGCACAAACGAATATTCAAAGTCTTTTGAGACAGATCCTAAGACTGGAAAAACCACCCTAAAAGCAAAAGGCGATTTGGTATCTGACTTTTTTAGCAATTTTACAAACAATCTTCAGGCAAGCAGTGCACAACAAGTAGCAGGTGCTTTTAACATGGCGTCTGCTCCAACTCTCACAGGCCCGACAGGTAAGCCTAGAGCGGTTGCACCCCCCGGTTTTCTAAATGTAGGATTATCTGTAGTAGGTTTAGGATTTATGGGTGCTCTTGCTAGTATTAGTGGCGCAGCAAACATGGCTATCCAGCAACAAAATGCTGCACGAATAAAAGCTGTAGGTGGCGGTGCTTTTATGGACGTTAACAACGCGATGGTTAGCCGTGCACCGGGAAGCTTTCAATACAGCGGTAATCTCATGGGCATGAGCCAAAAACAGATGCGGAATTTAGAAGCTGTTCGCCGTGGGTATCTTCCCGGAACTCTGGAACTAGAAAAGTTTAATCAAGCGACAGGTCGTTGGGGCGAAGCTACAGGCAAAAAAGCCATGTTCAACATGACAGGCAAGGAAATGGCTGAACAGGGCGGGGCGTACAATCCAGATTCAGGGGGTTGGACTAGCTTGGATGGTAGCGGTGCCGCAATGGGTACTAAAGAACAGGCGCAGTCACTTGCTGATAAAGTAAACGGCATGTTCAGATCTAACGTCATGGGTTGGACAGACGTAAACTCTATTAGATCAACTGTAGAAACCGACATATTTGGAAGGCCAAAAACTGACAATGCTTTTAAAGATGCCTATACTAAAGAGGCTATCGACAGAGCATCGAAGACTACAGGACTGACTGCTGATCAATTAAATAGCGTTATTAACGAGGAAGATTTTGTAGTCAAGGGTACTCCGGGTGGCCCCGGCTTGAACGACAAGGGCTATGGCACCTTTAGTGATTTCCGGGGAAGCAGTGAAGATGCACCGGATACCAGAGATCCAATGTCAGACGAAGTTCAAGCTGAAGTTGCTAGAGAGGTTGCAAGGCAGACTGGTAGGGACGATAGCGGTGACAGCAGTAGCAGCAGCAGCAGTCCTTCAGATAGTCCAAGAGACGGTGGCAATCCGGGTGGAAGCAGCGCGAGTGGCGGCAGTAGTTCTAGTGACAATGCAAGTGATGACGGAAGTGGGGGAACTGCATTTAAGTCTGGCGGTCGCGTCGGTTACCAAGCTGGTGGCGAAGCTGGCTTTGCAGAGCGTCCAGAGTTTGTCGGTGGCAACCAGACTCAGCCTGACAAGGTTAGCGTTGCTGATGACCAGCCCCGTGACGTACAGGAAGGCAGCTTTGTAATCAATGCCGCTGCAGCCGACTTTGCAGGGCGGGATGACATCGAAAAGATGCTTCGTAATGCCTATAAAAAGGTAGGGGACACAGGACAATCAGGCGTTAGCCAAGAAGTACAAATCGCTGTATCAAAGGGCGAGGTTATCATCCCCCCTCACATTGCAAAGATTATCGGTTACGACAGACTCAACAAGATCAACAATCGTGGAAAGAAAGAGATTGCCCGTCGGCAAGAGGCCGCAGGGGGCGGCTTCATCGATAGAAAAAAGTACGCAAAGGGTGACATGGTTCTTCCGAAGTCTAAGCCGAAAAAAACAAATCAAGCGGCTTTAGGTGATGTAGAACTACGAGCCGACATGGAAGAGTTCATACAGACAGATCCTTTAGCTAGATTAGGTTGGAACCTATATGAAAAGGGCGATTTGGATATCAAAGCTGTTGTGCTTCCTAGCAATAGAAAAGTATCAGTTGGAGTCGCGGGAGTTTATACACCAAAAGGTGAGCGAAGAGATCCAAAACGTATATCTAGAAAGTTTGAAGGTTTTGCGGAAAAACAAGGTGTGACCAAACAAAATAGAAAAGTAGCTGGGGTTCATTACTTTGCTGGTGAAAACGTAAACTACGGCAGATACGATGCAACTATAACACTGCTTCACGAGTTACGTCACCATGCAATGCGTCACATAAGTAAGAAGTACAAGACTGCTCTACCTGAACTATCTCGTGAAGAATCTTTGTTTGATGCTCAAGATTACGCAAACAGACTTCAAGCTAGAAAAGTAAAACCTTCAATACCAAAAGAAATGAAGGAAAAAGACGCGGAAGTTAGGCAAAGACACATGTACATGTCTCCTAGTGCAAACAAACAAATTGCTGCGTATCAATCCGTAGCAGAAGAAGTTCTAAAAGACCGTAAGGTTCCACCTAGAACCAAGTCCAAAGAAGTAGAAGGCTTCTTTACTAGAGCAATGGGACTTTTAGGTCTATAGAAGATTCGCTGGCTACCCGCAACGATGCGGCCCCAGCACAACCGGAGCGGCTACCCACAGCCATGTGGCCCCGCAATATGAGGTAAATAAAATGGCAAAAGCAAGAGGCCACCGTGCCAACAAGTCAAACGACTCATTCGGAACCATCAACAACGACCAGCTTTACAAAGGAAAGTATCGTGAAGAGGTCTACAAAGATGAAGAAGATGAGGTAGAAGCCCAGAGTGATGCTGACCCCGAAGAAGTTTCGGCTACTCAGCAAGAAGGCGAAGCCGGAGAAAGCTTTGCAGAAGCAAAGAAAGAGCCGGAAGAATCACACGATTACAAGAAACGCTACGACGACCTAAAGCGTCACTACGACGAAAAGGTCAATGAGTTCAAACAGGAGATAGGTGAACTTAAATCTGCCGTACGTTCCAGCGATGTTGAAATGCCGCAAGGTATTCCAATGCCGAAAACAATGGAAGAACTGCAGCAATTCAAGGACAACTATCCTGAAATATTTGAAGTCGTCCAGTCGGTTTCTGCTATGCAAGCACAGGCACAACTGTCTGAATTGCAAAATGAGATTGGCGTAATCAAAGAACGCGAAAAGGAAATGGAAAAGAAGAAGGCATACGCTGAACTTCTCCAGCTTCACCCGGACTTTGATCAGCTAAAATCAGATCAGGCATTTCTTGAATGGTTGGATGATCAGCCAGAATCACTAAGTGACGGGATCTACAAAAATAGCACTAACGCTCGTTTGGCTGCGCGTGTTGTTGATCTCTACAAAGCTGATAAAAACATCAGCACAAAACCGAAACAGACTAGATCTAAGCAAGGCGATGCAGCAGCCGCTGTAACTCGCCAAGCACCCAAAGAAATCGCTACAAAAGATAGCGGCGGGAAGGTCTGGAAAGCTTCACAAATCGCCAAGATGAAACCGTGGGAGTTCGAAAAGCACGAAGCTGAATTGGACGCTGCACGGGCTGAAGGGCGAATCGACTATCAATCTTAAACCTCAAAAATGAAGGAAGGAAAAGCAAATGGCTTTTAATCGCGCTGCTGGTTATAATAACCTGCCTTCCGGTAACTTTACACCGGAAATTTTCAGCCAAAAAGTTCTCAAGTTTTTCCGTCGCGCTTCGGTTGCTGAAGACATCACAAATACCGATTACGCTGGCGAAATTGAGAATTTTGGCGATACGGTTCGTATCATCAAAGAACCAACAATCACTGTATCCGCATACTCACGTGGCTCAGTGGTTAATCCACAAGACTTGGCTGACGACCAAACAACTATGGTTGTTGACCAAGCCAACGCTTTCGCATTCAAGATCGATGACATCGAAGAGCGTCAGTCTCATGTAAACTTTGAGGCACTGGCTACTTCTTCAGGTGCATACTCTCTGAAGCGTAAGTACGACTTCAACGTCTTGCAAGCAATTGCTGACGGTGCTGGCATTGCTGGTGCTGACGATGCAACGCTTACTGGCGGTCTGTTGTCAACCAACACTGCTCTGGGTACTGCTGGTACACCAATTGCAGTTCACACTGCTCCAGACAATGCTGTCAACCTGATGCTTGAAATGGCAAAAGAACTTGACGAGCAGTCTGTTCCAGAAGAAAATCGTTGGTTTGTTGCCTCTCCTGCATTCTACTCAAAGCTGTTTTCAGCGGGTGCAAAGTTTGCAGAAGTACAGGTAACTGGCGATAATACTTCACCTCTGCGTAACGGTCTTGTTATGCAAGGTAACATTGCTGGATTTGCTTGCTACAAGTCAACTGCTCTGGTAGCAGGTGGCACAGATGCAATCAGCATCACTGGTGTTACAGATGCTGCAGGTGAGTCTGTTGTATTGGCTGGTCACATGTCAGCCGTTGCAACTGCATCTCACATTGCAAAAACCGAAGTAGTTCGGTCAACTGAAACCTTCTCCGACATCGTTCGTGGTCTTCATGTGTTTGGACGTAAAGTCCTTCGCCCAGAAGCCCTCGTTCGCGGCGTCGTAGATACTGTTGCTTAAGGGAGACTGAAAAATGGCTACAATTACTGGTGCCGGAACTTCCGGTTTTCCTGCTGCTGGTGCTAACGTAAAGGTTATCAGCGAGGTTGTTGACTTCAGCAAGTTCACTCACACCTCTACTGAGACTGTAGAAGTGCTGGGTGTACAAGCAGGTACTTTGGTTCTTGCTGCTGGCTACAACGTCTTGACTGCTGACTCTGCTGGCAACAGTGGTACACTGTCACTTGGCGACACAGACGTAGACCGCTATGTAGCGGCTTCTACTCCTGCTGCTGCTGGACAGGAAACCCCAATCCTTGCAACTACTGTTCCGCACTTCTATTCAGGTGCAGATACAATTGACTTGACTGTCGCTGTTGGTACTATCAACGCTAAAGTCAACGTCTGGGCAGTTATTGCTGATTGTACAGGTGGTCCGCAGACTGAACAGACTGCAACCATTTCCTAACTAAAACGTCGGGGGGCAGGGCAACTTGCCCCCTTGACACCTTATTAATTTTATGATATAAGCAGTAATCCCTGCCGGGGGTAAACCATATGGCACCTAAAAAAAAGACCACACCCAAAAAGAAATCAAGTGGAAGCCCGAAGCCAAAGAATCCGTCTTTGTATGCAAAGGTAAAGGCAGAGGCTAAACGTAAGTTCAAGGTATACCCTAGCGCATACGCAAATGCTTGGTTGGTTAAAACGTACAAGAAACGTGGTGGTACCTACTAATGGCAAAACCAAAGGGTGGTTTAACTAAGTGGTTCAAAGAAGATTGGCGAGATGTAAAGACTGGCAAGAAATGTGGTCGGTCTGGTTCTGAGAAAAAGAAACGTCCGTATCCCGCTTGTAGACCAGCCAAAGTTGCCAAACGTATAACTAAAAAAGAAGCAGCTAAGAAAACAGGACCAGCTAAAGTAAAGTGGTCTGTTACAGCTTCTGGTAAGAAAAGGAAGAAAAGTGGCACCAAGAAAGCCTGACAAGATGCCAGCCCGTAACAAGAAGAACTTCCGTCCTACGAAGTCTGGTGCGGGTATGACTAAGGCTGGTGTCGCTGCCTACCGTAAAAAGAATCCGGGCAGCAAGCTAAAGACTGCTGTTACCGGAAAGGTAAAGCCGGGAAGCAAGGATGCCAAGCGTCGTAAGTCTTTCTGTGCACGTTCTGCAGGACAGATGAAGAAGTTTCCGAAAGCAGCAAAGAACCCGAATAGTCGTTTGCGTCAAGCACGAAAGAGGTGGAAATGCTAAACCTACTTGTCGGACCAATTGCAGACCTAGCCGGAACTTGGTTGAATGGTAAGGTCGAAGAGAAGAAAGCCCAAGCTAAGACTAAGGTAGCAAAGGCAGAAGCTGAAGCTATCGTTATGCAAAAGAAAGCCACCGGAGAAATCGATTGGGATTTGGAGATGGCTCGTGGAAGTCAGCATTCATGGAAAGACGAATGGCTGACTATTTTATTTAGTATACCTTTAATATTAGCTTTTATACCGGGAATGGAAGACATTGTATCTCGTGGATTTCAACAACTGGAGCAAATGCCTCAATGGTACCAGTACAGCTTGGGCACGATTGTTGCTGCAAGCTTTGGAACACGAGCGGCAACGAAATTCTTTGGAAAGAAATAGATGACCTACACGATGGAGAAAATCCTAGCTTGGAAATTGTTACCTAGAGCAATGATGCTGGCTATGACTATTATGGCTTATCAAGTTGTGCAGTGGTTTATGGACTTAGGTCCAGCAGCCACTACACAGCAAACAGCCTTTGTATCAACTGTAGTAGGTGCTATGACTGGTGCCTTTGCTGTATGGATGGGACACGAACAGAAATGAATACTGTAATTTGGGCACTGGTGTTGACTGTTTGTACAGCAGAAGGGAAATGCTTTAATCAGACAGTTCAGTGGTTTGATAACGAAAATAAATGTGAACGAAACAGACAGGTATACGAAGAGATACCAAAAGATGGTTCATGGGCATCTGTTGAATACAAGTGTGGTATCGTAGGAGCGTTGGAAATATAATGTCTATGTTCAAGATGGAAAACACTGAGGGATTTCCTACTACAAGAACTAA